GTGGTGCCAGCCTTGCCGACGCGAATACCGCTTTCCCAATCGGCACGTTGCTGCGCCAGTTCCGGGGTCAATTGCGCGCTTTCGTTGATCACGGTGATCCGCTTGCGCCCGATAATCGGGTCGGTGGAAACCCCGGACACTTCGCTCACGGCCGCACCGCTCTTCTCGTCGCCGCCCTTGTGCTGACCGATCACCCGGTACTCGGAGAACACCTGGCTGAAGTCCATCGGCGCGTTGGCCGACAGAATGTTCTTGCCCAGCTCAAGCACATCACTGGCTCGCCCACCGCTACCCGGTCGGGCCAGTACCACCCGACCTTCGGCGTCATCGGTGGAAAACACCCGAAACAGCGTGAGCAAGCGGTCGATCGACTGAAAGACCGTTTCCCCCGGCACGATCGTATGGCTGCCGAGTCGCGCGGTGTCGGGGATTTCACTGACCACTTTCCCGGCATAAGGCGAGGCCAACGCCTGAACGATGCTGAGCAACGATTGCTGATGCCATTGGTTGGGTGTATTGATCGCCGCGCAGTCCACCAGGTCCTGAGTCTTCGAACTGCCTTCGATGCTCAGGCTGATCTGCCGCCCGTCGTAGCTGATCGGCGTCTTGAACACATACCCGCTGAGTACCAGATCGCAGCCGATTCGCACTTGGCACGGCGCCCCCGGGCGGATCGGCCGGTCGACCGTCTGCCCCGGCCATTGCCAGGTGATGTCGAGTTTGAAGGTGCGGAACTGACGCTCCAGGTCTGCAGTGATTTCAACGCTTTTCCAGCCGCCGTACTCCAGACCGTCAACGGTCAGCAACACGCTGTTATCGAGTTCATTCATGGTCTATTCCCCCAGGAGTTTGACGTCGTCCAGCGGGAGAAAACCCGGATGAATAATGCCGTTGCCCTGTAGTACTTCAGCGATTCGCGTGGCGTCTCCACTTTGCTGATAGATCACGACCAAACCCGGAAGGCTTTGCTTGAAAGACTTGCTGACCAGTCGAACACCGGACGACGCGACCGCTTTCAAATGCGCCCGCAGAGCCTGGCGCAGATTGCTCATCGCCAGATAGTGCGCAGGATCAGCCTTGGCCTCGGGCAGCTTGAACACTTCTTCAAGTGCCAAACGCAAGGCCTCTAAATCGTCAACCACCGGAACGTCCTGGTGCGTGGTCGGGTGCACAGCCTGATGCCCGACCGACTGATTGGTGACCCGCTTGACCGCCTGCGAAGCCACCGGCATCGACGCGACCCATTGGGCCACTTGTACAATCAAAGTGTCCTGCACCAGATTGGTCAGCGCCTGGGCTGCAGCGGTGGTGTCTTTGCCGGTGGTCAGCTTCGGCGCGTCGGCTTTCTTGATGGCTTCGACCTGTTGGGAGACGTTGGCAATCACGCCACGATAACCTTCCCGGGCGAAGTCCTTCAGTTCGTTGATGTCGCCGATCAATCCCTTGAATTCCGCTGCCACGTCCTTGGGCAGTTCCTTGACGGCTTTGACCAGATCGCTGATCTGCTGGTACTCATCGATCAACGGCTGGAGGTGCTGCTGAATCACCTCGTAAGCCTCCTTGATGCTGTTGCGCAGGTTGGCAATGCCGATCCGCGCAGCTTTGATCAAGGTCATCGCGTCTTCGAAGCGTTTCACCGCAGAGCCCAGCAGGCTGTCCGCCGATACCAGCAATAGCTTCTGCGTGCTGACCGCCGCAGTGGGAAACGGCACCGGTTGATCGGGGTAAAACTTCAGGGCAAAGGTCACCAACCCGCCGTCCTGGCGGGTGTGGGTCATGTCGCATTCGCCGACCTTGACCTGCAGACGCCCCAGCCAAGGGTGAACCAGCTCACCACTGCCCTGCTCCAGCGCCTTGAGCAGTTTGTCGCGCTGCTCCAGGCAATCGGGGCCGACGATAAATGCGGTCAAATCGTGAATCTTCGCCTGCAGGCCAAGGCCCTCGAAATACGGCAGATCCCGCTGCGGATACTCGTGCAACTGGCCCTTTTGGCCGACCGGGTTTTTCGCCTGATCGACCCAGAACTGGACGCCGCGAAACGACGCCGGCATCAAACGATCACGCCAGCTCATTGGAACCTCCAAGGGACAGTGTGCGGTAGCCGATGCGCGAATTGAGCGCCAGCGCCGGTTGATTGGTTTGCGGCTGATCGGTGCGCATGCCGGCCGGCGCATTTTCGAAGCGCACAGTCAGGCCGCCTTCGAGTTGTGTGCGACTGTTGGCGGCGCTTTGTTGAATCAGGGCGCTGGAGTTTTGTGTCAGGGAACCAGGCTGCATCGAGGGTTTGTGCGGCAGATTACCGGGCAGCACTGACAGGCTTTGTGGTTGCTCGGTATCGGCACCAAAAAACGCCGGCGCAAACTTACCTTTGCCTTCGGCATTGGTTTTTTCTTGAGCCTCGGTCAGGCCTTCGACCTTGCCGGTCACACGGGTGACAAGGCTGCCGAAACCACCGGCAAAGAATTCCTTGATCGGCGCGACGACGCCTTGCAGCTTGTCCCACCATTGGCTGAACCATTCGGTGATCGGCTCCCAGCGCTGCTTGATCTCTTCCAGCGGAAACCAGTCAAACAGGCTGCGTAGCGTGCCGTACATCACCAGTGCCGGGGCCTTGATGCCGTCCCAGATCCCGGAAAACAGTTCGGTGACCGCGCCCCAGCCGGCGATGATCAACTCCCGCGGCGACCAGTCGAACAGGCCGTGCAGAAAGTCCATGACCGGCACCGACAGCGCTCTGAGTAAATCCCAGATGGCCGAGAACAGGCCCGTCAACGGCGTCCAGTTGCTGATGATCAAACCCAGTGGCGACCAGGAAAAAAGCGTCTGGAAAAAACCAATGATTGGTGTCGCCACCGCTTTGATGACGTCCCAGATCGCCGCGAACACGGCGGTGATCGGTCCCCAATGGCTGATGATTTGTCCCAGCGGCGTGAAGGCGAACATCGTCTTGAAGAACTCGACCATGGGCATCACGACCGGAGCAATCTTTTGCCAGAGCCCGGCGAAGAACGCCGAAATGGGTTTCCAGTTGGCCACGATCAAACCGGCTGCCAGGGCGATGCCCGTGGCAATCAACACGATGGGGTGGGTCTTGAGCACCATGTTCATCAGATCGAAAACCTGGGTCGCGCCGGTCACGGCGGTTTGCATTGCCGAAAACGCAATGGCACCGGCCGCAAGTCCCTCGACCAGCTTCGGGTTGTCATTGAGCAGACTGCCAAAGCCAATGAGTAGCGGCTGAAGCCCTGCCGTGACGGTCGCGACGGCGGGTTGTAACGCGGTGTTAGCGGCAGCGGAGACCTGCTCCATCGACCGACTGAATACATTCAGGGTTTGCGCGGCGCTGGTCGGTACGCTCGGCACATCGACACCTTTGGCGGCCTCATTGACCTCGGTCAATTGGCCCTTGAACGCAGCGGACGCCTTGATCCCGTCCACGAAGGGCGTGATCACGCTGCCACCCTTGAACAGACCGCTGATGTCCAGCTTGCCCAGCCCCGTCTGTTCAAGATGTGTTCTGAAGCCCTCGACCTTCGCTCGAAGGCCGGCGAGCTTGGAGGGCAGTTCGTCGCCCCCCGTCAGCTGGACCGGTGTTTTATCTTCCTTTTCCATGTCTGCCATCACTGCACCTGCTGCATCGCATTGATCCGTTGCGCGTGCTCCAGCGATTCGCGGAGCACATCCAAAGGCCTGGCCATCATCTGTTCGGGGTCAACCTTCCAGAACCAGGCCAGGTCATAGGCGACTGAAATCAGGTCGGTGATGGCTCCGACGCCGCACTCATGAAAAAACTCGCGACAGCCCAGCTCAGCGCGTTGAGGTCAGCCAGATCCAACTGGTTGACCGACGACGGCGGGATGCCGGCGCACACCGCGATGTATTTGGCCGCGACGTCCATGTCGAGGCTGACCTCTTCGCTCTTGTCGATCTTGTACGGCAGCGCCTTGATCGCTCGAACTTCCTGCACCGTTGGGCGGCGCAGGTTGAGTTCGGTCAAGGGCTCGCCGTGAGCTTCGATCGCAACGTGAAGCTTCACGGCGCCAGTCATTGCCAGGTCCCCTTGATGCCTTCGAATTTCAATTCGATGGTGGCGTCGTCGCCCTTGGAGACAGGCTCTTCCACCAGATAGGCGCCGGCCAGTACGTAGACTTTGCCGTTGCTGAATTCGCAGGTGACGGTCATGTCGGTGCCTGCGATCAGTTGCTTGAGCGGGAAGTCAGCGGTGTGCAGCGCTGTCACTTTGAACGACGGGGCGATGTCGGTTTCCTTGTAGAAACCCGGTACGACGGTTTCCCGTTTCACAGCCAGCAACGGCGCTTCGCAGCCGCCATTGATAGTCAGTTGAGCGCCGTCCACTTTGACGTAGCAGGTGCCCGCAATCAGTTGACCCATGGTGTTTCTCCCTTCAAATAAAAAGCCCACGCAAGGTGGGCTGAAATCACACAGTCAAAGGCAGCGATCAGGCTGCGTCGTCGTACTGCAGACGGAATTGGTTGAGCAGCGCGAACACGC